CATGTTTTCCAATAGGTGCTTGACTTGATACAGAATGTATTGTAAGAGAAGTTGTAGTTGTCATTTTGAACTTAAAGGGTGTCCTTTTGGAAATAAATCAGTATCATGTTTACCACTTCTAAATCTTCCATTTCTTAAAGCATATAAATAACTATTGACTCTAGCTATTGCCCATTGTTCTCTTGATGTAACTGTTGGTCTTACACTTCCTGGATTTGTTCTGTAAGCTCCAATTCCCCTGTTGTACACGGCACGAAGTGTCCTTGTATTTGTACGTTTATTAGTTCCCCCATATTTTTCATTATGGTCATCAGCTTTTTTTTGTAAAATTTTATCACGTCTTGATTGATATTCTTTAGATTCAGTTTGTTCTGAATTAGGTCTTTTGTTCAATTGATCTACTTTGTTATTTGACCAAGTCTGTCCTGCATCTCCACCCCACATTGCCCATGCTATTCTACCGTTACTTGGATAGCCTTCTTCTCCTGGTCTGAATCCTTGTGCTTTCTTGTCTACTTCGTGTCGGGCAAAAAAGCTCTTCATACGCTTTACTGTACTGGGCGAAAGATTCTCTCTGTTTTTCAACTGTCTTGCTCTCGCTATGCCAACCTCTGTGCCACCCCTTCCAAACTCTCTTCTCCATTCTAAAGCTTTTTCTCCTTCTTCTTGCATACCTTTAGTAGGTCTTAAATCTACTTGACTATTTAAAGTAAGCGTTTCTTCAGAATTTTCAACTGGTGGTTCTGGAATAGGTTGTTCAGCTAATCCTTCTTGTTCCTTTGGAGAAGTTACATCAGTTGTTGATGGAAAATGTAGATTTTCTCTAATTGCATTTTGATCTTCTGGTGTTACATTTACAACTCCCTTAGAAACAGCATCAATAAATAATTGATTTAGTTCTAATTTTTGGTCATCAGTCATTGGATTAAATTGAAATTTTGGCATCTTATCAACTTGACCATAATTAATTAGAACTAATCTTTTTATTAATTGTTCGTTCATTACAGTTTCTTCTATATCTTGTCTTAGTTTGCCAAGTACATAAAGAAAAACATCAAAATGAACTTTTGCTTGAGAATAAGCTCCAAATTGTCCTTCTGCTACGAGTCTATCAGGGATAAGAATAGAACGAGCAATAGATTTATCATAATAATTAATTGCAGTTTTAAAGTCATCTGTAGAACTCCTTGATGGCTCAAGAAAACTAATATCAAACTCATCTTGTCTATGTGTTATAGATGTTTTTGCTGTTAGATTATCTAAGATTTTTCTAAGGTTTACTGTTGTGTTTGGATCATTATTTCGATACTTACCAAGTACTGTTGGATTTGCAAATCTTTCTAGATAAATATTCCAAAACTTTATTATTGTATCTTTTGACCAGTAACCACGATAAGCTGATCTTAAATCAGATGTTCCATAATGGTTGCCGAATTCTTGTTGATAACTAAAAATTAGAAATTTATCAACAGGCAATCTTTGTTCGTAACCATCATAATTATATAAAATACCTCTTTTTTTAATATTAGAAAATCTATCTACTATAAAAGAATAATTATGAGGTCTTTTTGTTTTTAAGTTTTTAAGACCTATTTTATTAGGATATTTACCATTTTCGAATAATTCATAATTTATTTCTGTAATACTAAAGCCATAATCTAATGCTGACATAATTTGAAATAAAGAATCATTCATAGATCCTTTCATATTTTCTATGCAATAATTTACAAAATCAGCTATTTCTTCATCTATTCTATCTCCAGAAGCTGGTACAATTCTAAAATTTGGAGCTAATGTTGCAAATTTTTTAAGACTTAAAGAAGATTTCACCATATCATCTATTCTCATTGTGTCATATATCTGCATACCTTTTCTTCCTATTAAGGTGTCAGGATTATATGGAGTTATCATATTTTTATATCTAAATTGACTTTCTGAACTTGCTAATTCATTTAATCTAACTTTAGGTGGTTCTGTGGTTTGAAATATCTTTGTAATTTTGTCTAGTAAAGCCATTTCTTTATATTTTATGTGATACTAAGGTATATGTAAAGCTAAAAAGGCATATTGCTGGATATTCTATCGCCAAAAGTTTCTACTTCTGCTGATTGAGAACCTTGACCAATTGGTATTTCAACAATCCCATATCTAAGAGCATCAACTGGATGGTCAAAACCTGTTGTATCATAAGTTTCTATATTTCTTTTATCAATACCAATTTGTTGTAAAGCTTTAAATGTGTAAGGACAATCTTCAGTTATGTAAAGTGCAGGACATCCTGTGTCTGGTTGTTTTGACAATCTCATATGAATTTGTTGTGTGCCATAAATTCTATCATTATTTGCTTTGTGCATTTTTAAACCTTCTGCTTCAAATATTTCTGCTAAAGATTTACCTGTATTGTGCCTATTCCACATTGATACATCTGAGGGACAATACATAGGATAAAGATTCCAAGATTTTTCCATAGACATAATATTTCGAGCTACTTCATCTGCTGGTAATTGTAAACCTTTATTGCTTCCGTCAACTGTTCCAACATATTCTTTGAAAACAATCATTTTTTTATCATTTGTAAAAGCAATCCAAACTGTTGCAAAAGGTGCAGAAAATCCATAGTCAAAACCTCTTATGATTACATCTGAAGATTCTGGCGTGTAAGAATCTATAATATGTAGATGAGGTGATAGTTCTGGAAAACATACTCCATCTATTTTAGTCCAATCACCATATCTTAGAGCATTATAAATTTTATCACCTTGTTGTTTTAATCTTTGTTCATATCCTTTATCAGTATTTTGTAAATATGGATTGTCATCAAGAGTAGCTGGTATATATAGTCTTGATAAATCTGTAGCTGGATCTTTGTGAATTTTATATGGACCTGGTTCTACAAATCTTTTTCTTACCCAGTCAACATATCTACCAACTGGTGTACCAGTGCATCTTACTCTTGGAACAAGCTTTGGATTTGTAGTTCTGCATCTTGAATGAAGATATAAATATTGCTCTTCTTCAAATGATGTTATTTCATCAAAAAAAACACCAGCAGAATACTCTTGACCATCATGTTGATATTTATCTTGAGCTGTTTCCATGTGAGAAAAAAATATTTTACCACCACTTGGAAATTGCCAGTAAGAACCATGCTGATTCCATTTGCCTTCTAACTTTGGATACATTTGCATAGAATAATCAATTAATTGTCGTAACTCTTTTGTTGTTCTTCTAAACACTACAGCTTTTGCATCTGGTTCATTCATTTGTCTTACAGCATCAACAAGCAATACTGAAGATTTACCACTACCTGCACCACCTAAATATGCAACTTCAAATATTGGACCTGCTTTTAAAAATTCAAGCTGTTTTTTAGTTGGAACAAATAACTTCTTAGTGATCTCTGATTTCGTCAATGTCTGGTTCATATGTTTGCATCTCTGGAACTTCAAGGATGTTTTTTATAGTATGAGTATTGTTGACTTCTTGTTTTATTGTATAACCTTTATGTTTGCCTTGTGTTTCAAGATAAAATCTAATACTAGGATAATGACCTTCTTTTATTAGTTTATGTAGTTCTGATTCTGCTATATCTAATGTTTCTTCTCTAGCATTATATAAAACTTCTTTTAATTCAGGATATCTTTCCATTCTATCATAAAAAGATTGTCTTGATATTTGTGCTGCTTCACAAATCTTTTTTATATTTCCGTAGTATTTATTGATTAATTCTTTAAGCTTTGCATTAGATATTTTAAGTGCCATAAGAATAAGATTATGTAATAAGAAATTATTGTCAAGTTTTTGTCTTTGTTTTACGTTTGGTTTTAGTAGATTTTAATGGTTTTTTATTGGTCTTTCTTTCTTCTTTTTTTAAATCTTTTTCCCAAGCTTTTATCATTTCTTCTATCTTTATAAGTTTGTCCTCTATAGATAAAAGAACTGTATAAAACTTTTGTTCAGTACTTGTCATTTAATTACTCCTTCTTCCTTCCATTTTTTTATTTTTTTATCTACTTCTTCATGATATTTTTTTAAGCGTATTTTTTGTTTTGCTCGTTGTTCTGGTGTTGCTTCATTTATTAATTGCTGAATCCCTTTAACAAATTCTAACCATAACCTTCCTGATTCTGCTTTTTCATCAAAAATTAATTTTTTCTTCTTTGTAATATTTTTTGTTTTACTCATTTTATAACCTCTTTTTGTATTAAAAAATTTATAAAAAAATAGTATGCTTCTTGCCATAAATCTATTTTATATTTTTGTTGAAAATATGGTAAACCTTGTGCATGTAATTCTGTATGCATCTCTCTGCTAAGAGGTATACAAGTAAAATGCCTAGCATTTGGTTTTAGTCTGTTACTACCCATACCTATAGCATGTAGATGATGTGGATCAGCAATATCACTACCACTCACACAACATTGTTTGTTTCTAATAAAATCTACATACTCTAAAGAATATTTATTTATAAATTCATTATTCATTTCAAATCCTCTGTTAAAAGTTTTAGACATCTTTTTTTATCATATGCCCACAGATACTGCATTTTAAAAAAACTATTGAATAATCATGTTTACATGAATCTGTAGCAATTTTACCTTTTGCTTCTCTAATATTATTATCAAAATCAACTCGATTACTATTTGCTGCCATATCAAGATAATTTATTATTGAAATATCTTCGGAAGTATCTTTGACAACTGGTAATAATCTAACTAGTCTTTCATAAGGAATTTGATTATAAAGTAATGGTTTTTCTTCTAAGAATTTAAAAAATTGATTGTATATCTCTATGTCTTGTCTTGCTGTTTCAACAGACAAACTTATACTATCTGTAAACTCTGCCCAAGTTGATATCCAACCATCATGACCTATGTATAATTTTTGTTCTTTAATTTTTTTTAACAACAAACCTCTTTGTAATCTACCTTTAAGTAATTGTATATTTATATTTCTTAAAGAATCTAAGATCGGTGATAATAATTCATAGTTTTTTTCTGCGTTATTAGAAATTTGTATCTGGGTCATTGAAACTTCCTACTAAATTATGTCTTGATAAAACTCTTGCTTCTTTTTGTTCATATTTTTCGCAAAGTTCTTCTAGTTTTGCAAGATATCGTGGCATGGTTTTACCATCTTTAAACCATAATCTATGTATACGGAGAGCATCATAAATTACTTTAACTTGTAACTCATCCTCGTCTAATAGAGTATCTTGTACCTCGTTTGTTGTCATGATTTCTCCTAATTATAAAAAATTTAAATAAATTAATCAACTTATTTATGAATTTTTTCGTATTCTTCTTTTGATATAATGTAACCATCTTCATCACGATATATCTTTTCCTCCGTTAGATATGCTTTAGTTTCAGCTTTTTGTGATAATTCATCATTCCAACCTTCATTTTTGAGCCATTTTTGAGGATAAGGGCAAAATTTTTCTTCTCTGGACTGTAATAAAATATTAAATTTTTGTGCTAGTTCCACAGCAGATAATTCAGTATCAATCTGAGTATATGCTTTGAAAGCTGAAGGTTTAGCAACTTTACGCCCTTCTAAAGCTTTCCAAAACTTTTCAAAACTTTCAAGATCTCTATCATATATATATTCTTTTTTAGTATTATTCTTTATAATATTATGTACGACATTTTTGTCGTGGGTGGGGACGACATTATTGTCATGGGGTTCAGACATATTTGTCGCCCTCACATACAGTTTTCTTTTGTCCTCTTCTTGAACTTTTACTATATAACCTTTATCTTCGAGCTGATTTAATTGTCTTTGTATTGTCCTAGTTGTGGTTTCATATAATTCTGCAAAATATTGATTATTTGCCCAACAAAATCCTTCTTTATTAGACAAAGCTGTAATTTCTGCAAATAAAACTTTTGCTGATGGACTTAAATCTTTGTCATATCTTACTATTGCAGGAATGATTGAATAGTAATTTGGTTTGTTTTTGATTTTTTCCTCTCTCTAGTAGGGGAGCAAGGTGGTTATTATGTTCACTTTAAGGAGGTGTGTGAAGTTTTGAATGCTCCCCCACTATATTATAAACTAAATTTAAAATTTCGATAACATCTTTTTGAACATCTTACAAGCTTCAAGAATATCATATTCATCAATATTGCCTGTATGATAACAATATTCAGTTGCTCTAGCTAAGATATTCATATTTGTTATTTTGTCATCTTTGCTTTGATGATCATTAGATTCTCCAAATGATAATTTTTGTGTTGGAAAAGTATCGTTATTTTCACCTAAAGCTTTATCAATCATTTTATCTTTGTCTTCTGCTGTGTTATCTAAACTTTGTATCATATAAACATCATCACCTGAGTCAGAATCTTTAAGATGAGAATAGTTTAATGAAACAACATCACCAGAATCAAACTCTACAGATTGACCAGATTTTTTAGAATACCAATAAGCTTGTCCATTAACCTCAATACCATTTTTTGTCTTACCAATAACTTTATCTATTGTTATTGTTCTTGTTCCTTCACCAACTTTTTTTAGTGCCAATTTATTGCACCTCCTGATATTTTATTTTCCAATGTGGATTAGTAGATGGTTTTGACTTATAACCATAATCTTCACATCCATCATCTAAATCTTTTTGTGCTTTTTTAGCAGCATCTTCTTCACTTAAACCTTCATCTAGATAATATTGATATCTATCTTCTAGCCATTCTTCTTTGTTCCAACTTGACATGTTGAATCCTCCTTTTTCTTGTTAAATTTTCTTGAAAACCAAGTAGCATTTCTTGTCGCTCTTGCTCTTTTAATTCTTTCAAGCTTTTTCTTTTTAGAATCATCTTTCAAACTATTATGAAACATTTTTTTTACTCCTCAAAGCTTTGGTTGTTTTTTTAGCTTTCTTTCTTTTTTTTTTCATTACCTCTTTATTTTGTTCATGTTGTTGTTTAAAAAAACCAGAACCACGTTTTAAATTGTCTTTTTTAATAGTCATAATAACCTTACTTTAAGATTGCCATAAATAATTAAGTTGTCAAATCTAATTCAATCATTTAAAGTAAATATATGGGATTAGATATAAAAGAGATACAAAAACAACATATTTTTTTAGATAGATCATTTAGAAAAATTGGTGAAGAACTAGGTGTAACAAAACAATATTTATCATTTCAATGTTCTAAACATGCGAACAATCCAGATAAAATTTTTAAAGAATTATTAGATGAATTTAACGAAATCAAAGATTCTTTTGAATTACACCACAGGTTAAAAATAAAAAGAAGATTGCTACAATTGACACAAAGAGATATTGCTGATAAAGTAGGCACACACGCATCTGTTGTTACTAGAATAGAAAATGGAGAAATGCCACATTCAATCTTTTTTAAAAGAATACAAAATTATTTAGAAGTATAAGATTTATTGTTTACAAGAACTTCATAACCTTTCTTTTTGTTAGGTATAAAGATATGTTGATTTACAGAAAAGAATCCATTTGATTTTTCATGTATTATACTTAGCCCACGTTGTGTGTTATCAAAAGGTGAATACAAACCACCAGGCATACGAGATAAATCAGCTAGGCAACCATTAGCAAATCCACCTAACAATGAACCATCAAGTTGTGTGGCAATACTTAAATCAAATCTATGATGATGTCCAAAAACTATACTTCTGTTGTAATATTTTAAATTTACATTAGCTATATGAACTGGAGAAGCAAATCCTCGTTTTTCATGTCCATGCATAAAAAATAACTTTTTATTGAGAGTAAAAGGCGTAGATACATTTCTAATTCTAAATTTTCTAAACTCTAATATCTCATGCATATGTAATCTGTTTGCTAAGAATGGAGCTAAAGCAGCACAGCAAGATAGTATCTTTTTTTGCATACGTTCCTCGTGATTACCTTCAAAAAAGAAAATGTTTGCATTACCAGCTATTTTTCTAAGTTTGTTTAAAAATGTTACACCTTCGAATAATTCTATTTCTATATTAGAAGCTGTAAGATCTGGTGAAAATGTACTTAAAGGATAGTAATCTAATAAATCACCACCAATTATTATATTGTCATTGCTTGTCAAAGATTGATCTTTGATAATGTCCATAGCCATTGCTAAAGCTTTTTTATCTTCATAAGGAATATGTATATCAGAAATAAAAACTGTTTTTTTATGAGCTTTCATTTTTAAAAAACCTGACTAGCATATTAACTGCTTCGCCATTTTTTACCATATCTGTTGTAAATCGTAGCAAATTCCATCCTAAAAGACAAGCTTCATTATACTTTTCCATATCTTTTATAAAACTTGCTGCACGATTATGTCTTCCGTAAGTCCAGATACCACCTTCAACTTCAACAGCTAACATATGTTCTTTCCAAGCTAAATCAAAACGCCATTTTCTTACAGGATGAAACTTGTGTTCTTTTACAGGCAAAGGCAAGTCTGTTTCTAATAACTGATTTAAAAGTAAATTTGGATAATCTATTTTTGGTTTCTTGACACGAATTGGTTTTGACATTGTGTCTTTTGGAGCTCTACCCATTTTTCAAATCCTTCTGCTCTTTTATCGGCAATTCGGTTAGCTTCAGCTTGTGCATCTGCCATTTTCTCTAAGGATCTTGATATTGCTCGAATAAGTTCTGTACTTCCATTTGTATGAGGTTGTTGTTTCATCACCAACCAAACTATCACAACTAAAGCAGGAGCTTGTGATAACATTGCAAGTAATTCAGTTTCCATCTAACATCTCTCTCAAAAATGTATTTTGCTCTTGGCAGTTCTTTAAGTCTATCACAGAATTAATTGCATGAGTGTTTTTTATACAAAGATATCCCGATATGTCGGTTGGACACTCAATAAATTCGATTTTGTTATATTTTATTTTTTCAGGTAATTCTCTTTCAAATTTAATTGTTTTAGAGCATGATATACAGCTTAAAAGCATTAAGGCAATGATAATATATAGTTTTTTACCTAAAGTCTTTATTTGCCCTGTTTCTGTGCTTCTCATGGCATGTCGACCTATCTACCCAAAGGATTTGCTGTTTTTGCCCTTATTTCTTCTAATTTAGCTTCCATAACCTCTAAACGCTTATCTAATATTGCAACTTCCTTCTGTAGCTTCTCTACACTATCAGAACCAACTGCTTCTGATACAGCGTCTAGTCTATTATTGAAAACTCCCCATGCATAAAAGCCACCACCGATAGTCATCACAACTCCTATTATCATAGCGTATTTTTGTAAAGTTTCTATCATCTTACCTTCCTTGTAAAATTTTAAGTTCTTTCTCTAGTATAACTCTTTTATAAGTAGCTTGTCTAATGCGTTCTTGGTAGATATACAAAGGATCATTTTGAGCTACTTGAATCATTTTATTGTCAGAGTAAATTTGTTGACCACCTAATATTCTTAAATCTTCATAATTGTTACCTTCATATATTTTTCTAGGATCTGTATAACTTTTGTAATATGAAGATATATCTGGTTGTTTAGATTCTATAACTTTAGCTGCAATGATGTTAGTAGCTGATAATTGTTGGTCTACAGATTTAATTGTTTTTGATATTTGTTTTTCTATAGATTTAACGGATACCTCTACTTTCACAGTTGGTTCATCAACAGATGTTTCATTAGTTTCTGATTCTTCTAAAACTTCTTCTTCTATCTGTGCTACAGCAGGTTCGCTACTGGTATCTTCTTCTTCTGGTTCTTCTACTATTTCTGGTCCACCAAACACTTGCAGTATCTCCACTTCTTCAAATTCTTCTTCTAACTCTTGAGCTGTTTCAAGGACTTCGATAAGCTCTTCTTCTTCTAATACTAACATAGGTAACTCTTCCATCAAGACAGGCAAAGGTATAAACTCTTCTAAAAATTCTGGTTCTTCAAACGCTTCTTCCCATTGTTCAAACTCTTCTATTACATCTTCTATCTCTTCTATAGTTTGTTGTGGTATTACGGTAGGGTCATAAGTCATTGTAAGTTTAGCACCCAAAAGATTAGGTCCACCTAGGTTTACAGAGCTGCCTCCATCTACACCTTCCCATTCCCAATAAAATTGATTGCTGCCTTCTCCAGAATATGTAACTGTATCTTCATATTTAAAAGCGTTGTTGCCATATCCTGAATCGTTGTTTCTAGTTTGATTAACTATTGCTAATGTATTGCCTTCATCATCTAATATTTTTACAGTTGTTGTATAGCTATCTTGTCCTGCTCTATGTTGACCACATTGATAAGCAGAGCCAGTCCATTCACAGTTCTGCACAATCGTAGTAGAATCTAATGTAATACCATTATTTAATTGTTGCTGTGTAGCATAATCAGTAAGATTACCTGTGTAATTTATACTACCTGTACCTGTAGTTTCTAATTCACCACCCCAATCTCTTACAGTTCCAACTACGTTAAAACCATTAGTAGATACAGCAGGTATTGTGTTATCTACGTTTTGATAACTTGATGCGTTCGAGGTTCCATTTGGTAACAGGTTTCCTGTGGTGATTTCTGTTGCACTTACTGCCCATGTTATCAATAATGCAATTAACAATAAGTAACCACATTTAATCATCGTCTCCATATAAGTTATACTCCGTATCTATAGGCACAAATTCTGTTTTGTTATCTATAGCTGCTCTTCTTTTTAATTTTTCAACATATTTATCATAATCAGGTCTTTCTATATCATATTTTTTCCATTGCTTTTCTGCATCTTCACCTATCTGACCTTCAAAAGGACATGGTGTGCCAGCATGTTCCATTGCTGAAAAAACTCTGTCATCTTGACAAAGAATTGCTATTGATGCAACTCGCATATTAAAATCGTACAGGAGCTTTGATAGTTTCATTCTTTCGCAATTCTCATCTGTAACATAAGTCCCACCCGACACACCAAACCCAGTAACTTGTACGCCACCACTTACACCAACTATACAAAGGTCTTGAGAATAACTACTCATGGATGGAGCCGTAGCTGTTCCGACTGGTATTTTTGAATTCTTTGTAGTATTGGTACTGTTGTTTGTTGTGGTATTAGTTTGTCCACCACTATATGTATTATTAGTGGTACTAGTATAACCACCAGATATAGAAGTGTTACTACCGCTAGTGTTAGTTTGGTTGCTAGTGCTGTTATCTGTAGCAATTACCCCAAACGTCAAGAATAAAACTAATGCAAAAACCCATAGGCTATTCTTCATTCCTTATCTTATTTAGTTCTTCAGCTAGAGAATCGTTCTCCTTATTTTCTATTCTATATTTCCAATCTTTAATTTTTTGTTCTTTTTTCTTTTCGTGTTCTAATAATTTAACTTTATCTTCTAAGCTAGAGACTTGCTGCTGTAATTTTCCTACCTTACGCTTTTGCATATAATCTTGCAATGCAGCAAATCCCTTGCTTAATAAACTTGTAACTATAGAAGAAACAATTTTGCTTATCATTAGTCTTTCTTCTCTTTTAGTACCATAGATACAACAGCAGCTACACTAGCTATTGCTGTAGATATTGTTGTCCATTGTTCTGAACTAACACCAAAGGCTATCATTATTGCTGACAATCCAGCATATGTTGATGGCTCTTTAAGTCTATCTAATAATGTCCACATACTACACTCTCCTTTATTCTTGCCAAGCACAAACACTAATAGGGATTTCTTGGTCCCCAGAGCTTGAAGTGTTTGCCCCTCTTGCTTTTAATTGTACGCTACCAGAAGAAACTGTAAATAGCGTTACATTGACTGCTACATTTGATGTTTGTCCTAATCCACCTTTAAATCCCCAAGTAATCATATAATTACCTGAAAATGGGTTTGTCCAGTTAACTTGATATTTACCAAATCCTAAGTCCCCAACAGAGCTAGTAAGAAGTGAATCTGCTATTGTATTATCTGCTTGAAAAGAACACCAAGCTCTTGGTATACCAACAAATGTTGGTGCACCAGTTGATTGACTAGCAACTGCAGTAAAATTTTCTTGTAAAGCGTTCATATTACTGCTTGTTAATATTGCTCCACTACTAAATGTTAAGTTTACAAATGCCATTATTCAAAAGCCACAAAGACAACCTTGTCTGGTTTAAAATGGGCATCAGCTCCTTCATTAAATCTATGATGATACATTTTAGCTCTATTTGAGCTTTGTTCAGTAATCACTGTTGAAAAAACACTTTGAGCATCTGATGTACCTGCTTGTGCATTACACAATATGCCATAATGTTGATATTGTAGTGAATTTACAATGCTTTGCGAAAACGTTGTAGAATAATTAATTATAATTTCTCCATCAAAGAGACCACCAAGAACAACAGAAGATACATTTCTACTCCATAGGATATTACGGTCGCCATCAAATAAAGCCATTACATTGCCTCTACCAGGCGATACTGGAGAGTCAGATTGAAATGCTGATAAAGCTACAAAGTTGCTTGCAATAGCACTCATTGCAGATGCAGTTAATGTGTCACCAAACTGAAATGTAAAATCTTTAAAACTCATTTAACCTTCCCATGCCATAACAAACATTTGTGATGGATTTGTCCCATTCGTATTGTTTTCATCACTTAATCTTGCATATACATCCATTGTTGTTGTTGTTTTAGCACTATTCATCATGTTAAAATTTCTATTTAAGACTCCATCTTTTGAAATTGCTTGAAAGTTTGTGCAATAATCAGCTGTAGCAAATGTTCTGTTCCAAGCAATAGAATAAGTTGAATGGACAGCATCTCCAGTAAAAGTTACAGAACTTACATTTTTACCAGCAATTATATGAGCTTGTGTATTAGAAAAAAATGTTACATATGCAACATTAATACCAGTCATTTTTGGTTCAGTATCTTGCCTCTCTGCCAACGCAACAAAATTGCCTTGTATTTGATTCAACTGTGTAGATGTTAACTTAGAGCCAAATGCAAAATTTAAATTTGTAAATGCCATAGGTATTATGCTAACACAGAGAGTGTATTGTTCAAAGTTCCTAAATCTGGGTCATCTAACTCAAATACTGTTACATTAGATACTGCAATACCATGACCCACAGATAGTTCTAATTTTTGCGTCATAGAGCCAATATCTATTTCTTGAGAAATCAATGTATATGGTTGATTGCTTAAATTTACTTCATCTATATTTACAAATATTATGTCACCTAATTGTTGTTGTAAATATTTTAAAGGTGTTGTAATTGATAAAGCTAATTCTGGTTCTCTACGTCTAAATATAATTCTATCACCCAGATTTGCTGCTCCTGCAGTATCTACATACCAAATTAAGTTCGATGTTGGTTGTTTTGCTAACACACCAAAAGAATTTATTGAAGATGCATTATTTCTAGTTACAGTAGATGCTGGACCAGATATTTGATTTGAACTTACAGTAAATGATAATGGTATTGTGTATCGATTACACATATCATATGCATCACCTTTAGCGTCAAATTGAATTATATCACTAGCAGAAACAACTGCACTAAAACTATTTTGACCAGTAAGATTTCTTCTAAACACAATCTTATTATTTGCTTCAACATATATTGCTGAGTCTGTAATTTCTGCAATACCTTGTAAAGCCTGTACATAGTTTGTGCCATATGGGAAAAAGCCTTGTACAACTATTGATTCAGAACCCAATGTATTTTTCCAATCTAACCATGATTGATAATCAATATCTGTATTTGCTTGAGATGTTGTATTGTCTAAACCAGCACCATAAGAATTAGCAGTTAATATTTCAAATGTCATATCTGCAGGACTATAATTAGAATTAATAAAGCTTGCACCAAGCTGTGATGTAGTATCTGTTGATACAAAAACTTGAGACAATATATCCATTTGATTTTTAAAACCTAGTGTTACTTGAGAATCTGAATAGTTTGCATTTATAAGAAAACCTTTAGCAATACAACCAAAGTCTACATGTGAAGGATTGAATTGATATCCAAAAGTTACTTCGCCTTCTTTTCTAAACTTAGTTCTATCTTCTATTATGTCATTCAATAATTTAGAAGCATTTTCTAGAGTTATGTTAAATGGTGAGCCAACTACATCTTTATATGCTCTTTTAACTTTAGGATATGCAATCACTCTGTCAGAGAATGCTGAATTGTTAAATGTGAATTGTCTGACTATTGACCTAGGATTTGTAAGTTGTTGTTGTTCTAAAAAGAATGGTGTAAGTTCATGTCCAATCCTACATTCTGACCTTACAACTGTTGCTACATCTATAGAGCCGACTTCAGTTGCAAAATCAACACCAGTCATATTTATTGTTTCTGCTGAAACAGCTATTGTTAAAGAGCCGACTGTTGTTTCAAAGTCTACACCAGTCATAGTCATGATTGGTGGTGGAGCTAATATGCCATAAAGTTGATATGGATTTCTTCTCCAAAC